GGCCTTTTAGCCCCATGCCCGAATTTTGTAATATAAATTGACTTCATGAGTAATGATTTAAGTTATGCCTCTGAATGTTATGTCATGGAGTCTTTAGTTAAGTGATATTTATAAGATAAGTGATAGTCTTTCTCTATCAACGTTTAAGAGCAACCAATGTACGAAAACAATGGAAGACCTTTAACAGCAGGATAAACGGACTGTTTGAAAAGCTGTTCTCTATTAAGGCGGTAAATCCCAACCGGCTTTATAGTAGTAGTGCCCCTTGTCACGGCACAAAATTTGGATCGCCTTCTTCTTTAACATTTGAACGAAGATTCTTGTGCAGAACGTAGCATCCTCTACGCTAAATACACTGAAACAGAACGATCTTGTGGAGTGAACCCACTCGAAGCCTGTTATGGACGAGCCCAACCCATAGCAAGTCGAAGGACGTGATATGAAGCACTAGCAATGTGGATTATCATAGGTCCTCGGAATTATTTGCTGCCACCCCAGAGAGCGGAATAGTTCCTTCATAGGTGTATTTGGAGTTTGCTCAAGATGAGTAGTCTGTTAAAAAGATTTAAGGTAGGCTCCGCGCGTGAGGGTCGCCCGGAGAAGTTGGGATATGGCTGTGGTGGCCATGTCTTGTACCCTTTCTTTCCCACTTTGGAATCAAAGTGGTAAATTAAATACCTATGTCATATGCTGTTCTCTGCTGTCTTCTTGCTACTGTAAACGCTATATAGTCCCCTTAAGCTATAAATCGTTGTTATCTTCTTGTCACTTTTTTGGAATAGATTTGTGCTAATATATTTACGATGGATTTCGAAACAATTGACATTGAACCTCTTCCTTTCTTTCAGGTTTTGGAGTTGAAGAAAGGTATTGATTCTAAAAGCGTAGAAGTACCTCAGGGATGTACTCGAATGAGATTTTATGCACCAAAACCTACTGGAGGTTTGAAAAAAGTGAGAGTTGTTGTGTACGGAGAAAATACACAGCGTTTATATTTAGATGGAGAAACTTTTGACAGCCCAGTTTTTCCTGGACCTCTAGTATTGCGTTATGCTGGAGGCGATTACGACACTTTAACGTATGTAATCCATTTCTTTTGCGATGATAATGCGGTTAAAATTACGAACTCTCCTATAGAGGTGGTAGTAGTAGGAAGCACTCCTGATATCTCGAATAATGCTGTAGAAGTTTTGTTAGAGAGTCAGACTCGCGTAGTTTCTGGAGAGTATCAGATGTCTAAAGTCGCCCGCCACTTAGATGAAGATGGAAAAATACGATATTCCGTCAATTATGCTCATGCTGATCTTACTTTTGATAAGGCAAGTTTACAGTCACACAAACCTACATTGGTATCTATGTGTCCACAGGCTTTATTTTTGTACGATGTAAATTTAGTGGAATTGCAGATAGAAGGAAAAATGATAGTTAAATTGCAGGCCATTTACGAGCTACGAGGAGCTATGGCGGAAATGGAATTTGATGCTCTTATTAATACAGCTGAGAAGCCCAATAAACTATGGAATGCAATTTGTTCTAAGTGTGCACTTGTGGGAAAGTCTATGCGAGGAGCCAGGTTGTATATAAGACGTGTATCGTCTGGCTGTTGTTGTCCTTCGAGTCTTGAAGTATCTGATCAGTATCGCATGGTAGATTTTATACCTGTTATAGAATCACTATTACCTAATACTACTTATTTTGTTGCGTGCGGCTTTTGTTCCGATATAGCTTTTGAATTTATAACAACGCATGGGAAAACGAAGGTTTACAGGAATTGCTTCCATATGTCTACAATGGACGCTTTGGAAATACTGGGGGTGAGAGCGTTGCCCGAATCTACAACTGCTAGTGCTGCGGCTCAAGAAATAAGTGAAGGAAATGTAGTTTTGACTGAGACTCAAGCGACGAGTTTTGACAAGGCTTCTATTGACTTTGAACCCGTATGGCATGCATTGGCTTCTTCAGAACAGCAGGCGCAATATTCAAATTTGACCACGAGATTTATTCCGTATTCTAAGTTTGTGTGGAGTGCTAATAATATGCCTGAAGGATTCGTGCTTGCTAACCACTTGTTGCCATTAGATTTTCTGAATAGTGATGGTAAGAAGTATTGTGAAACGGTAAACTTTGTACCTTTTAATGTGCATGCGTATTGGCGAGGGGATTTAGAGATTAAAGTACATTTGAATAGTAATATGTTTCAGAGTGGCCAACTTATTGTGAGTTGGTTGTATGCCGCTGATGAATATGCCAAAAGTGCGTCTTTAGGGCAAGCACGATGGAGCAGCGTAGCTAGTTTAGTTCAGCGTCCGCATTGTATGGTGAGTGCGGGAGCCAGCAATGAGGCCACACTATATATACCGTATAGGCATGTTAAACCGTATATGCGGACAAAAAATGTGTTTAAAGGTACGACCTATGAACAAAAAGCATTGGCATTAGGAAGGTTAGTCGTCGCCGTGTTAGTGCCGTTAGGTGTCGGAAGTACTGCGAGTTCGCCTCAAGAGTGTTCTGGTGTAATTTTTTGTAGATATCTAAAGTCAAATTTTACAGGGATGTTTAATGGAGCGATAGCCAAGCCTGAAATGTCATTCGGAAATATCCTCAAAAATACTGTGGGCGTAGTTGATAAGATTATAGGAGATTTAAATTGCGATAACCCTCCTTTGACGGCCCCAGCTCGTAATTTCGTACCTATCAATAGCCATAATTGGTCGCATGGCACTCGGACGGGAGAGGTAATAAATACTCTTAGATTAACTGGCGGTCCCATAGGTGTTGGAAGATCCGCAGATATTGGGTATTCAGATACCGCTATTTCGCAGATAGTCCCAGTTTATGGTCTGTTAAAGCCTATTAAATGGTCTTATAGTGACAAAAAACAGAATATTTATGGGAAATTGATTTGGGGTATGGGAGCTCATCCCCAGTGTGACAAAGAGAGGATGTATGCGACGTCCAGCACTGAGGGAGCTTTGACCCGCTATAATATCCCGCCCGTTGGCGTAATAAGTAGTTTATTTTGTTATTGGCGAGGAAGTTTGAATTTCAAGTTTGAAGTAGTAGCCACCTCTAAACACACGGGTAGAATTTTAGTAGCGTATGTCCCAGGAGTGGAGAAGTATAACGATATTACGTTAGAGCAAGCTAGGAGCTCCCCGTATGTAGAATTTTCTTTAAGCGACACTACATCGTCTTTTGTGTTTAACGTCCCTTATGTCGCTGAGACCTTTTGGTGGCCTCGTAAATACGGAGGTCCTCAGAGAGCAGCAGATTTTGTTGCGCCTAGCAGCGTTGTAATGTTCGTTTTAAACCCTCTAGTACCCATGGAGAGTGTAGCTCAGTATGTTACTATCTTGCCTTATGTCGCTGCCGGGCCAGACTTTGAAGTATCTATACCAGCGCAGCCTGCAATAGGTTTAGGCTTAAATGCAAAAAATGCAGTTCCAAGTCAGGATATAATAGAATTTAAGCAGGGGTATTATCCAGTTTATTTGGGGAGTTGGAGGAATTTCGGAAATTCTATAAAGGTTATCTTCCGCTATTCGAATGTTAGCGACCATGTGGCTCAGCTTACGCATGAGTTGGAACCACCTCGTTATGGCGTGTATATTTATATCCCTCAAAGTATTTCAAATACTCCGTATGAGACAAATATAGTCCAAAGAGCTAATAGTGGTCTGGAGTATGTAGACGCTGATACAAAATGTAGTACTTATGTTGGCAACAATGCCAATTATACGGGATTATTGAGCTGCGTGGTTGCGTGGACTGAAAGCGGATATGTATATGGAATTCCTGTAATAGCCAATAATGCTGGTAGACCTGATGATGCGGATTGCCGGAAAAGAGCAGGTATTATAGCTATGCATATACGACGTAATACATTGAGTAAAGTGCTTGGCCTTTGTAATTCATACACTGTAGATAGTGATTGGCTGAATAACAGGAAGAACATAACTTTTAAAGGTATAGTCTTTGATAATTGTGTTACGGCCAAGCCAGAAATGGACTTCGAGCGGACGATCACTAAAGACGTTTTGCAACCCGTGGCGCCCTTACCGACTACTAGGAATGGTGTGGTGACTTTCGGTGAAAGCTTTAATGATTTGAAAGATATGTGTAGAAGGTATCAACTTTATTGGGAGGGTACGATAACTCCGGGGCAAATGCGTTCTCTGTCTCGAAATGCTGCTATGTTACAGCTTCCTATCTTACCACAAGGTATGAATTTGAAACCCGACTTACAGAACCAAGTCTGGAACAATATGCGAGAAGGTCACATTCCTATTATTGCGTCTGGCTTTAGATTCTTTAGAGGTGGAGTGCGATTGAGAATAGTCGTCACAGGGCTCAACGATTCTGTATGGGTGCAACACCATCCGGATAGAAAATATCAGTCCCCCGAACCGCGAGTAGGCAAAGATATATATGATAAAGATGCTTATAGGAATCACGGCTATGGTTTTCATGTGCAGAATATGTCCGTAAATAGAACAATAGAGGTAGAGATTCCTTTTTATAAGCCCGGACTATATGGTTTACTTGGGGATATTGGACAAACGTATGATGGTCAGGAGTATGGAACGCTTGGGGATTTAGTAATTGGTATAGAAGGTGATCAGAATGTTAGTACGCCTGTAGATATAGCGGTTTACTATTCGTTGGCTGATGATTGCTCATTTAATGTATTCGCAGGATTCCCAGATATGGTGTTTTGTGATGACGTGTATAAACCCATTTATACGGTTGCTAAGCCTGAGATGTGGGGTATGAGTTCATTTTTAACGTCGTCTGTAGGGTCTGTCGTAGGAGGCTTTGTTGGTCGTAAAGTTTTAGAAGGGTCACGAGCCATTACACAGCCCATAGCCAATATTGTTAAAGAAGAAGTAGCAGAAAGTATGACACCCGTTATGAAAGATATAGAAGCTGAAGTAAAGAAAGCGGGGGAGACTATATCTCGTACTTTAGGGACTGTCATTCCCCAACAAGCGATAATAGGGGCTTTAGGGCAATTTAGTCAGGTAGCACTAAATCCTACGGCAGCGTCCTTGGCAGTTGCTGTATGTAGTATGTTGGCGAATTTTGTTACAGTTAGTTTTGAAATAATTATGGCTATGCAAACAACTTTGACTTCGTTTTTGAAAAGTGTTTGGGAGCGATACTTTGCTCCACCGAGCGAACTGCAAGGAGGTGGAGTAAGAGCTAATCCCGAGGGTTTCTTCGACGAGATGCAAGATAAGGAAGTGCACGGCTTCTTAGGTATGGTATTTAGTGCCGTAGCTTCTACAGTAGGTTATAGCATTGCTGCACCTAGAGAATATCCTAATGTCATGAAGGGTATACGTGAGAATTTGAATGTATGCAATGCTGCAGTGACTTTCTTTAGGAATATAATAGATGCCGTTAAATATATGTACGCTTACGCCTTCGGGTGTGGGAGTGAAGAAATGCGTGCAAAAGTGATTATTGAGAGAGAGTACCCGCATATGAAAGCTTGGTGTGAAGAAGTCATTGAATTATTAGATCCTCGTAACGCTAATGTAATTTTACATTCTACGAAACAAGCTAATAGAGTGTTTGATGCTTGTATGTACGGTGCCAAGTTACTGGTTGCTGGGTTGGATGCTAAGAATCCTAGTAGTAAGCTGGTGCATGATTTATATAATAAGATATGCAAATTACGAGACGATCTGGTTGAGTTGGGAAATCATCCTGATGTGCGCTTTGAAGCTTTCCCGATATGGGTGTGTGGGCCCCCGGGTGTGGGCAAATCATATATGACGCAGAAAGTATGCGAAGACTTATTGCGATCTATTAATTACCAGACATCAGAATGTATGATATATTGGTTAGCCCTAGGCCAAAAATATTGGAACGGTATTAAAAATCCCCCTGTTATAGCTAGAGATGAAGCATATGCCGTGGGGGGTCAGTTTACTGAAGAGGAAATAGCTACACATTTAGCTATATGTTCGTCTTCTATTTTAAATCCGCCTATGGCCGCAATCCAGGAGAAGAATAAACGTTTAAATCCCCTCATTTATTACATGAATTCAAATATGGAGTTTCCACAGATTAATGAGGCTAGACACCCGGAAGCCATATACCGTCGCAGGAAATTGTTAGTGAAGGTTGACTATAGGCCGGAAATAAAAGAAGCTTATCCAGACATCTTAGATGCAGCAGAATTAAGCGAAGATCTGAAACGTAATGGTGCCCACTTATGCTTTTATATAGCTCGAGATCCTAAAGACGTAAATACAACATACGCTGGGCCTTATGATTACGATAGTTTCATCAGGATAGCGAGGGAAAAATTCTCTGCCCATGTAGATGCTGAGAGGAGAAATTTTAAACAACGCATGCAGGCTGCTTATGCTCTAGATCCTACGTATTCTCCGGAGGATAATCTGAGCTATGTTCGACCAGGGGGTCTTCCCGTAGAAACGCTGCATGAAGTTTTTTTGCGTGAGAAAGCTTTGGCTAGAAATGTACTATTTGTGCCACCGCCGACCATATCAGAAGAAGAAGATCCGTGGATGAGTAATGTGTTAAATAGGTTTAAGCATTTGTGGTCAGATTCTAGCGCAGCTACGCCTGAGATGGGCTTTTATACGGAGACTAGTACGTCTAATGCTGAGTATATACAAAAACGTACTATGATGGATAGAGGTGCTATAATGAAGTTGGTTAGTGGGGGGTTATTGTATGAGGAAGATGTGGTGGAAGGTTATGTTATAGAGCCGTGGTTTGATAAATTGGTCAAAGAGCGGAAAGTAGAGGCCGCTTTTGGTTTGTGTTCAGATGTTACTTCCATGCTACCTGAATCATGGTCTGCATGGTATAAGCGCGTTAGTTGGAATGATCGTACAGCGGCTATAAAGCGGGGTTACGGTGATATGACGTTACCACATTGGACTGAGTGTACCGGAGTGGACTGTATTCGATCTTATAATTATTGGTTGATGAGACAATACCAATTAAAGACTTTCTCTAGAGCATTAGTAGAGTTGACGAGTAGTGAAGAAAAACACACATTAATGTGTACGTTTAAAGAATATTTTATAGCTAATGGGCAGTTGAAAATATGGGAGAAAGTAGAACAAATAACGTGCTCTCAAGATATGGTTTCTGTTATGGAAATTTTGGAACAGATAAATATAGCCGAGCTAGATGCAAAGAAGAATGGCGAGCTATTTTGTTTAGTTATGTTTATGAATGCTCTTTATCTTGAGAAAAAAGAGGAGTTTTGTGAACACTGCGCTTTTTGGGTTACTCACCTAAAAGATACGAAGAACTTAGAATTTTGCGGTAGAACGAAGAAGTTATTGTATACAAACAGCCTAGGGTTCCGTAGCTCATTTGATGGATATTGTGAGTGTAAAACAGCTATTGCAAAAAATAAATTGTTTTTAAATAGTATGCGAGTTATTTGGAATCACGACCACGGTACTGCATCGCACCCAACTACTAACCCTTTTTCGATGGAAGAGTTTAGGCAGACAGAGGTCGAGACTAAAACAGTCCTTGAACGCGTTTGGGAATGGGCCAAAGAGTGGTGGCGCTCGGTCGCGGTTCCTTGGGTGTCAGGCGTTTTAACATTTTTGTATGAGAATATAGGCGCTATTCTTGGAGGATTGTTGGCTATGTATGGATTGTATACTTGGTATCAGAGCGCGAGAGCGCCAGACATTCCTACGGTAATAAATGCCTCTACAGTGGGTACTACAGTTGTGGCATTACTGGAAAAGGCTATGGGCGAAGGCGGAGTTTATGAGAATGATAAGGCCCATCCTGCCAAAGCCCATCCAGCACCCGCTGCGAAAGAAGGCGGATACTATCAACCTTTGGATATAATAGAGAATAAAATTTTGAACAATACTCTGTTCCTAGAGTGCAGATATAAGAAATCCGATGGTAATATTGGCTCGTGCGTTGGCAGGTGTCTCGCCTTGAGGGAAAGGAAAGTGTTAGTGATTAAACATTATTTGGAAGAAATGCTAGGTCATCCGGAGGATAGCACGTTCATGATGACGTACAAATTGAACGGTAGGGATGCCACTGTTTTCCTCCATAGGGAAGCCCTTATGAATGTACACTGGTTTACAGTTAGAAATGAGCCTAACACGAGTAATATAGGGGTGTTGACGCTACCGACATACGTCCCTATGTTTAAAGACATCCTCAGCAGTATAGCTAAGAGGTCGGAGCATACTTACGTTAGCAATGCAGTTCACTCTTTTGCAGCTATGTACGAAGGCGGTGTGCACCGTAGGCGTAGTATGAATATCAGAGCCCGCACACATTTGAAGATAGATGCGTCTAAATTGACCAGTGAAATACGTAATATTGTCGTGTATGAATACGATTCACACGGAGCAGGTATGTGTGGCACTACTTTAGTGTCAGAGAATACGTGTAAAGGAAATCCAGGCATTTTCGCTGTACATGTTGCTGGCTTGAAGGGTGTGGGTTATGCGGAACCCATATTTAGAGAGATGTTCGAAGACCCATTAGTGGTTCCTAAAAAGCAATATATAGCCCCACAACTCTCTCCTTTACCTGAGGGTATGGACACTCTAGATTCAAATTTACTTTTGTTGGGCTTAGTGTCCGAGAAAAATGCCCATAGAGAAAGTGGCAAGTCTCGTATCGTCCCATCTTTAATACATGGACAAGTTTATCCCGTCTTAACCGAACCTAATCCTCTGAAACCAGGAGATCCAAGACAACCTCCAGGAAGCCATCCTTTACGTGATGGATGTAACAAACATGGAGAAGGATATAGTAAACCTTTTAAATTAGAGAATATGGCGAGAGTTTCGGCGAGAATGCGTAATAGGTTATGTAGTATAGTTAAGAACCCATTGTGTGTGTATAGGGAGTTGACTTTGCAAGAAGCTATTTGTGGTAGTGTCTCTATACCTCACTGTGAAAGTCTGAATTGGAACTCATCAGAGGGATATCCACTCTGTGTCTCTCGTCCTTCGCAAGAGTCTGGAAAGAAATACTTATTTGATTTAGAGATGAATAAAGAAGGCTATGTGTTGAAAGGTATGAATGAAACTCTGACTAAAATTTTAAACGTGCGAGATACTATGCGAAAGAAAAGTGTAGTAGTCAATCCTATATATATCGATTGCTTGAAAGATTACAGGCTTACGCCTGAAAAATGTGCGATACCAGGTAAGACGCGCATATTTTCTATAGCCCCAGTACAGGTTACAATAGATGTTCGTCGTTATCTAGGTTTGTTTTTATCGGGCTATAAGTCGAAGTGCGTAGATGCTTGGCATGGTATAGGTATAGATCCTGATAGTTTACAGTGGACTAAACTTGCGAACTACCTGTTAGAAGTAGGGAATAATATTGTGACTGGAGATTATAAAAATTATGGCCCTTCTTTAAGTTCTCAATTAGTATCTTATGTTATAGAAGATTTTCTCTATTGGCTTCGTATGAATGGCGCTAGTGAGGAGATTCTGATGCACGCTGAATATATCTTGGAGAATGAAATACTTAATCCAGTGCACCTATGTGAGGATCTGGTATATCAAACCGTGAATGGTATAGCAAGTGGGTCTCCTATAACAGCTGAAGTAAATTCGGAAGTTAATATTTATTATTTACTTAATGCTTTTTTAATTTTGATTGAAAAATTGACGTTGCCATATACGCTCAAAGATTTTGACAAGCACGTTCGTGTGGTGACGTACGGAGATGACTTTATAATGAGTGTTAGTGATGAGATAATTAATTGGTATAATTGTGAAACAATAAGTGTGGTTTTACGAGCTCACGGGATTGTGCTCACCGACGCTGCGAAAGGCGAACAAATTACTCCTTATAGGACATTGGAACAAAGCAACTTCTTGAAGCGTGGGTTTAAAAAACACCCTTGGCGAGTAGGCGTCTATCTAGCGCCTCTAGAAGAGAAGTCTATAACAGAGTGCTTGAATTGGTGCCATAAGCAGAGCGACATGCAAGCTGGCACGGAGGAAGTAATAAAAGCTAGTATTCAGTTAGCCTTTGGTAGAGGCCCAGAATATTATGAGAGCCATTGTAAGAGAATACAAAGAGCCTGCATTGCTACTAACCTTCAGATAAATTATGAGACTTGGTCTGACCTGGATAAAGCTAAATTCGGTTAAATGTTAGTTGTACGAAGAGAAGTCACTAGCAGTGAGGAGATCCCCTTGTCGTGTAGACAATCTCACTAGATGGAGGGCTACACGAGCCATTGTTTCTTTTTGGTGGGCTAGCTGCCTCATTGGGCTTCGTAGAATAATCTATGGATAAGATAAGCCGACTTACAGTAATGAGTAAGTTATCCATAGAGTGGCAACACACATTTCGG